GTCTTTGACACTTTGCGGGCTGTGTGAGCGATCTCGACAATTCTTCGGTTTCCCCATCAAGCCTCCCGCCAGGGCTTGAGCTGGTGGCACCTGAGGCGTCGGAAAAAGAGCGTCGTCGGCAGGAAACGATGCAATTTTACGGTGCGACAACGATCGAAGAGTTCGCTGGACGCTTTGGCATGACAGGTTCCGATCCTGCGAAAACGCTGAAGCGCTATATCGAGAAGGGGCGCGGGGTCGATCCGCCGGACCTGCCCCCGTTTCAGCGGCCGCATGAGCTCGCGGCCTGGTGGCGCCGTATGATGGCGGCCGGCATAATGGGCAAGCGTGTCCCTGAATGGATGGTGCTGCTTGAACAGACCGGCCCTGCTGCGCAAACGGCGGCCCCTGGCGCGCCTCCGGAGTCGACGTCCGCCACTGCGACCCCTGGGGCGGCTGCCGCGGCGGTAATCGCAGATCACACGCCTGATTTCGCGCTGCCAGTGCTCGGCAGTGATGCCAGCGACGGTGAAAGGCAGGTGTTCGAGTTCATGCAAGGCTGGCTGGATGAGATGGCCTCCGCCAAAAAGCTCAAAGACTCCAAGCGGTTCTTTCGGGCATGGAATGAGTACAAGGCGCTCAACAAAGAGCTGCGCGCCTGGCAGAAAGATCGCCAGCGTGAGAAAGTCACAAACGGCGATCTCCTCGAAGCCGAAAAGGAAAAGGAGGCCCTCGGCATCATCTTCGCCTCGATGGGGAAAACGTTCATGAGCGCGCTCGATGCGCTCCTGGCGAAAAACCGCCCGGAGCTCGATGCCGTCGGGCGGCGCCAGCTCGTGATCCCGTATCGTGATCAAATCTACAGCGCTTTGAAGGGCACGCGGTTTCAGACCGCTCTGCCAGCGCATGAACTCGACCGATTCCTGGCCGCATGAGTTTCTCCGGTTTCGAGCTGCTCGATCTGCAGACCGCTGCAGCGCGCCGGCGCCAGATCCTCAGCTCCAGGGAATTCGATGTTTGCGCTGAAGCTGCAGCGGCTAATCTCAAAGAAGCGCCGACGGAATTCGTCTGGCAGTTCGCTGCTCGCGAAGTCTGGCTCGATGCCAAGATGGCCGCTGAGGAAGGTTTTTATAATCCAAACAAAACACCTTGGACGAAAGAAATCCAAGAACTCCCTCTCCGGCCCGATGTGCGCGAGGCCTTTTTCATGAAGTCCTCGCGCTCCGGCGGTACTGAGGCCGGTTTCAATATCCTGCGCTGGATGCCGCTGCATTGGCCAGGCAATGCGGGTGTCGTATTCCCTGATGACGCGCAAGCTCGCGACGTGGCCAAGCGACGCCTCGTCGATTCGGTGACAAAGCTCGCGGGTGGTCAGGTCTCCGATGACCCTCACGATGTTGGTTTGAGCAATCTGCACCTGCTCAACATGCTGATCAAAATCGGCCCGTCCGGTGCGCAGCGCATGTTCACCGAGTGGTGGGTCCGTTTCTTCATGCTCGATGAAGTCGAGGAGCACGCCACGACTGACAGCACCACCACCGTCGATCGCGCCAGATCCCGACAAACGGACGTGACCGATTCGCTGCTCTATGTTCTCAGCAAACCCAAGAAAGCCGGCGGCCCTATCCATCTCGGCTACCTCAGCGGCTCGCAAAAGCAATGGAAGCATCCATGTCCTCGCTGCGAGCGGCCCTTCGCCTTTGCGCGCGGCCAGTTCACCAACGATCCCGACTGCAGGAATGCCGACGGCACGTGGAATCTGCAGCTCGTGAGGGATAACACCTTTTGCCTCTGCCCTCTCTGCCAGGGGCGAATCAAAGAAAAAGAAAAGCAGTCGATGAATGACGCTGCGATCTGGATCCCGCGTGACATGCGCGAGCGCTTGAAAGGCATGGATGGCAAGCCGGTGCCGGCCAAGCCCGGCGTCGAGTCCTATCACATCACCGATTATTCGTCCTATCATCCCAAAGTCACCTGGGGAGAGCTGCGTGTGATGGAGCTCATGGCCTTCGAGATCCAGCCCTCGCGCAAGGCGCAGGTGCATTTCACGAACAACCACACCGGCGCCCCTGAGGAGGCCGATATTGTCGCCACCGATTCCGATTCCATCGCCATGCTCGTCGCGGGTCGTGTCGAGGTCCGGCATGTGAAACAGCCCGACGGCACCGAGATCGAAGAGCGTGTCACTCATGGTCTGCCGGGCGGCTACTCACTGGCCTATCTGCAAGGCCAATTCGTCGCGCGCCTGCCGTTTGTGCCGACGAAAATCTTGATCTTCACTGACAAGCAAAAGACGTATTTGAAATACACCGTCTGGGCTCTGCGTGTCGATCCGCGCCTCCCTGGCCAGGTTGAGTCACATCTCATCGATCTAGGTCGCGCCGATGACGAAACCGCGCTGCGTGAAAACGTGCTGCAGCGGCCTTACTTCGTCGAGGGCATGGAGGAACCCATGTACATCAGCGCCGGATTCTCCGATTCCCGCTATCGCGGCCAAGCCGTATTCAAAGCCTGCCTCTCATGGCATTATCAGCTCGGTTTGCAGATCTGGCCCGTGCGTGGGGAAGGGGATTCCAACAGTCGAAAAAAGAAATCCGATGATCAGGAGGAAACTAAATCAAGCGAAACGGTGCGCGGCCGTGTGATGCGCTTCATGAAGGACACCTGCGAACTCGGTGAGATCATGGTGCGCTATTTCAAGGACAAGGACCTCCAGGACGAACTCAACGACAAGCTCCACCGCAAGCCCGGCTGGCGCCTTTGGCTGCCGAATAACTACCCCGCTGAATTCGCCGCCGAACTCACCGCCGAAAAATACGACAAATCCGCCGACGCCTGGGTGCACAGTGCGCAGCGCGACGGTCCAAACGATTACCGCGACACCACCAAAATGCTCTGCCTCTGGCTGCTTGAGAATCTGAATATCATGTTGACCGCGCTCGGATTCACTCCAAACGCACCGACTGAAGATCATCTCGATGAAGAAAAGGCCGATGCCGAAAACCAGCCTGTCGAGACTGAGCAGCGTCAACGCGACTACACTCTGCGTCCTCGCTGAGGACGCTTCTTCGACCGACACGTGTCGGTCGAAGATGTGCGTGGGGCTTTGACATGCAGCCTGCATCGTGACGCTTCCTTCTATCAACTCAGATCTGCTTGTGGCTGCGCTGCTGCGTCGGGCGCGTGACATGCAAGATCCGCTGGCTTGGCTGAAAGCTCGTCACACTGAGGCTCTGGATGCTGTGCTGGCTGGGGATGAATATGTCACCGAAACAAGCGGTGAAAGCGGAGCTAATACTGCAGAGCGCCAGATGCCAGCCAATCTGCTGCTGCAGCTCTATGAATCTGCTCTGGTGACCTATGAGGCTCAGAACGGTGGCACTGAAACCATTGGTTCCATTCGCAGCGGGGATTTCAGCTGCATGCCCTGCATTTTAGGATGAATCAACACCGCACCATCGATCGTCGTTCTGTCATTCTCGGCCCTGATGGCGAGGTTCTTACTCGCGCATTTAAAGCGGCGCCGGTGGATCTTACACCTTCCGCGTCTTACGGCTCATTTCAGGGCGCGCAATGGAGCCGCGATCGCGGCTACGTTTACCTGCCGACTCTCGACACTCAGCAAGAGGTCGATACGCTTTCGCGCGTCGAGCTCATGAAGCGGGCTCGATTCTTTTACAACTCCGGCGGTGGCCTGCCGCATCGTGGCGTCGATGGTGTGGCTCGCATGGTTTGCGGCACGGGTTTGTTTCCATATCCGACGGGCAAAAACAAAGAGCGTAATCAGAAGATCCGCCGGCTGTGGAACTCGCGCGCGGAATCTGCCAACACCTTCGACCTCTCGCGCAAGTATTCCTGCGGTATGGCGCAACAAGCCATCGTGCGAAGCAAGATCCGCGATGGTGACCTGGCTCCGGTCCTGGCTCGTGAAGCGGGCGGCCGTTTGCGTGTGATGTTCTATGAAGCGCATCAGATCGGCATGGGAAACAAGCCAACGGCTGCCGGGGAGCGTTGGCATGACGGGGTGCGGCTTGATCAGCACAATGGCCCTCTCGCGTATCGCGTGGTCTCGCAAGGTGTCGGCTCTGAAAATCAGACAAGCGTCGATATTCCGGCGGATAACGTCCTCTTCTGCGTCAATTATCAGCGCATCGGCCAGGTGCGCGGCCTCACTCGGTTCTATCCGGTTTTGAACAAAGTCTTCGACCGTGGCGAGATCATGCATGCTCTCACAAAGGGCATTAAACAGCGGGAGCAGATCGCGCTGCAGCTCGTGCAAGAGATGCAGCAAAATGCGGTGACGATCCCCGGTGCCCCTGGCTCCGGCGCCGCCGGCACTCCGACGCCGCGCCCGACGCAGATGGTCGATGTCGGTGGCGGTCGCAAAATGACGATCGAAAAGTTTTTCGGG